CCGCTCACAAACAGCCCCCTCCACACATCAACGGATCGCGTCTTGCCGAGGTACTTGGCCTGCCGGGCGATGTCGGTCAGCAGCGCATGCAGCAGCGCGTTCTGCTCAAGGCTTCGCGTCGCCGGCTGAATCGTGACGACCTTACCGAGATCGGCGGCATAGACTTGCTGTGCGACGTGTGTTTTCGTCTGCATACTGGTTAGCTTCCATTGGCGTTTTTCGGTCATGCCGCCGCCCTCCGTTTAGCCCACTCAATCCGCGCATCGGCGCGCAGCACGTCCGCAGCAGCCTTGCCGCGCCTCTTCTCGATTCGCATCATCTGATCCGCCATTTCTAGGCCGTTCGGGTAGCACCGGGCCACCCAATAGCGCACCTCGCACGCGTGGCGGTGTGCCTCTGTTGCGTTACTTTCCACGGTGCGACTCCCAATCAAACGCGACCCATTTGCCACCCTCGCGCAGCCGGTCGAAGGCGCGATCACCGAGGTATTGACGGAATCCCTCTTTGCCCTGGTTTGTCATCAGGATCATTGGGAGCTGGTCTTGATAGCGCCGGTTGATGATGTCGAACAAAATCACTTGCTCGCCCTCGGTGCCGTACTGCGCGCCGACTTCATCCAGGGCTAAAAGATCGACGCTCGACAGGGACCGCATGACCTCGGCTTCGGTCTTCTCTGAGTTCCTTGCCCACGTCGAGCGGACAAGCCGAATAGCGTCAAAAGCGTTCATGTACATCGCCGTGTAGCCTGCTTTCATCACTGCTTGGCAGATGGCGATGGATAAATGGCTTTTCCCGGTGCCTGGAAGGCCCGAGAAGACCATTGCAGAGCCGTCCCTATACCTCTGTGCGAAATCGTCCGAAAACTCAACAGCGGCCGTTTTGGCGTGTGCTTTGCCTTTCGTGTCGGCGGTGAAGTTTTCAAACGACCGATTGCGGAACCGCAGTGGGATCCCTGCCTGTGAAAGCTGGCGTTCAATCCGCGCTTGTTTCGCCTTCTCTTCGGCAACCCGGCGCGCCTCGGCATCAATCGCGTCTTGCTCTCGCCCGCACGCAGGGCACGACGACCACATGCGCGGGACGCCGCCGATAACCATGGCCTTTGACTCGTATTCGCCATGCGACTTGCAAAGTGCGGTTTTCGACGTGAGTTCGAATGACATTTTTTCCACTGTCAAAACCTCCCGTCTTCGCCTACCCCGGCGCGATAGTTGATGTTTTCGAAGCCGGAGTGCCGCGACTTGCCATGCCCACCTTTTGGCGGCAGTGCGGCCGCGAGCCATTCAACTGGCTGGAGTGGTTTTTCTTTCAGGCAATCGCGCAGCTTGTCGATCAATGCGGCGTCGCCGTGCTGCTTGCGCAGGCCACCCAGGAATGAACGCGCCTGCTTGTCTGTCGAGCCGCTGGCTGTCAGCAACGGGACGCCGTATCCGAAAATGATTTCGGCCGGATCAGTGATTGGCTGCGCAGCGCCCGTTACGTTAGTAACGGAAGGTTTTATCTCTTCTCTACTCTTCTCTACTCTGTGCGTTACTGTTACGTCACGCGTTACGTCACGCGTTACGTCACTATTTTCACTCTTTTGGCGCTCTCTATATCGCTTCTGACGGGCAGCAGCGTTCAACGCTTTTGCCTCTGCCGCATCGACGTTGTATTCAGCGAAAAACCTCGGAAACACAAGGCATGCGTCATCATTAACAACCCAGCCAACAGCCTCCATGGCGTCGCCAAAACCGGGGATGTCTGTGATGTCATCAATTACCGACAGAGACACGTTTTTGCACACCAGATCTTCACCGTCTCTCTTTCCACGGTGACGCAAAACGCCCCACACTGATAACAGTGCGCCAACGGTCGCGTTACGCGTTACGTTACGCGTTACGGTCATGTCACGCTGCATGTTTTGATTAACGTAACGCGATAACATGCTGTCGCCGTCCATTAGGGCGTCAGCGATCATGCAGACCTTCGGGTCTCGATACAGGTCTGTCCTCATCTTTAGCCAGTCGCCGGCCATCAGACATGCCCCCATGTCTCACCACTCAAGGCCATCTGCATGGCGCGATACGACACGCCATAGCGCTCGGCAAGGGCGTCAATCGAGTACGTCGCGTTGATGCGCTCCACGGCCTCTTTGGCGCGCTTGTGTGCCCTTCTGGCGGCGATAACGTCGTCCTCGGTCAGCTTTGCATTTGGCGACGCTTCGCCACGCAGGCCGACGCGCGGACGCTTGACGACCGGCTCCGGGTTGTTTGCGGCCATGAGCGCTTGCACCCATGCCGCTTGCGTTGTGCTTTGTTGTTGTGGCATCATTCCTCCAGTTTCTCCGCGCCGGTCAGGGTTCCAGCCCATATGACCGGCGTAGTTTTGTCTGCCGTCAGGCCGCAGACTTCGCCTTATCGATCACCAAATAAACAGCCGTTTTCGATGTGCTGTACTTCTTGCAGATCGCGGCGACGCTATACACCTCGTCGATCTCTTTCTTTAGCGCCTCGCGTGCATCAAGCGCGGCCATAATCTGGATAAGCGTTTCGCGCGTGATCTTTCGATGCTGGCGCGACTTCTTGCCGGCCAGGATTGCGGCTTTGTCTTTCGTAAGAGCTGTGTGAAGCGCGGACTCAGACGTGCCATGACGGCGACAGAGCGCCTTTCTCGTGCTGGTCGTTCGCAGTTGATCCGTCAGCCGGTCGCGCTCTGCGATGTCTGACAGGATTGCGGCGCGCGTTTCCTCGGTCATCGGCACCGTTGTTTTGCGCCCTTCTCCACGCTTAATGCACTTGCGTTTTGTCGGGTAGTTTGTCTTTGCTAGCCGCTTGTCTGGCGCGGCTTTCGTCGCTTCGATGGCGTCATAAATGTCCTGCTCGATGTCGTCCTTACGCACGCCCCATTGATAGACGCCGATCAGGTTTTTGCTGATCCATTCATCATCAGCCGCCAGTCGCTTGAACGTCTTTGTCTCGACGCCGCGCGCGACGATCCGACCGCCGAGGCCGAAGGAAACCGCTAGCTCGTTTGCTTCACCGCGGAGAAGTTGCGTGGAAATGCGGTTCGCCTCTGCGCGCACATTGACGACTTGCGTACTCATGCTGCCCTCCGCGCTTGGCGCAGGTCATTAAAATTTTTCATTGTTGTTTCCCCTTGGTTTTTGTTGTTTCCTGTTAGACGTGGCCTAAAAAAAGACTCCGGGCAGCCGTTAAGCCACCCGGAGTTAAAGGGCCTGAGCCCCAGGGGAGGTAATCTTTGATGCTCTCAGCGTCCGTTTATGCAAACGAACAAGCGCGCAACCGTTGCTATGCAGCAGGTCGCGGATGTTTCCGCTCTTGATGTTGCTGACGGTAGGCTGCGAAACGCCAATCTTTTTGGCGATGTCTGCCTGTGTCATTCCGAGCGAAACCAGGTCGTCGATGATTTTTTGCCAGTTCATGGCGACAAGCATAGCCATAACTATGTTCGCGGTCAAGCCATAGCTATGGCTATTGACATGCCGCATATCTATGGCTATATTGACCCCACAGCAACACACAACAGGGGCGACAAAATGAACAACGCAAACCACATGCAGCGGCAGGCGGAAACGAACTACGAACGGGCCATGCAGGCCGCGCGGGATCAATACACCGGGTATGCCGAGGAAGATGAACGTAACGCAGCCTGGGCCGCGTCATACGCCGAATACATGGCCGACTGCGCGTCTGGCGAGTCCGACGATTGGCTCGGTTACATCAAAGAGGCCGACTGCATTCTGATGGCAGCAGCTCGGCGCGATCCTGACGCAGCAGAGGCCGGCCGGAAGATGGGCGAAGTCCTGCAACTGATCTGGGAGCGAGGCGCGGCATGTACTGCTGATGCCGAGTGCGAGCGGGTGTTCGGATGGTAAGCGAACGCAAAGACGGGGCTTGGATGTTCATCTCGGGCCAATACCCGCTAATCGAAGAGTTTTTTATCTGGCCGAACATACACGGAGATTTGCGAAACGGCTTTGTGTTTCACCGTGAATGCGGCCATCACCTGGACGCTAGCGAATTCATCCCGGCTGGTAGTAGCACTACAAACGCAAGCGGGAAGGCAACTAGCACGGCGTCTTTCAGGGGTGCGCGATGAAAGCCGCAAAAGACTTCGCAATCATGACCGCCATCGCGCTTGCGGTGGTCGTCTCCGGGATTCTCGGAATGAACGTAGGGGACGAATGATGCAGACATACAAACAGAAATGCGCTCTCAGCCAGCGCTATGACATGCACCCGGATCATTTCCGCTTCCCCCGCCAGCAGTCGGCGGCAATGCGGCATGCAAAGTGGGCGGATCAGGATCGGGTGACGCTCAAAGAGGCCGCGCAGTGGATCGCGGCGTTCGTGGGGCTCGGCTTGATGTGTTGGGCCGCGCTGGCGGTGTCGTGATGGATGACGACGGCGGCATGCAGTGGTGGCAGACGACGGGACTCGAAGAACAGTATCAGGAGGTAATGAGAAATGAAGGTCTATCAAGCAATAAACAAGATTCAGGCGGCGCTAGCACAGCGCGGCATCACGAAAGCGAACCGAAACGCGCAGCAGGGTTACAACTTTCGAGGCATTGACGACGTTTATAACGCGATTTCGCCGCTACTCGCAGAGCATGGGCTTTGCATCTTGCCGCGCATTTTGTCGCGCAGCGTTGTTGAGCGCCAGACTGCAAAGGGCGGAGCGCTGTTCTATGTGACCGTCGAGGCGGAATTTGATTTTGTGTGCGCCGAAGATGCCAGTACGCACGTCGTCAGAACGTTTGGCGAGGCCATGGACAGCGCAGACAAGGCGACTAACAAGGCTATGTCGGCGGCTTACAAATACGCGGCAATGCAGGCGTTCGCCATCCCCACGGAAGGCGACAACGACGCCGACGCGCAAACGCATCAAGTCGCGCCGGAAGAAAAGCCGTTCGTCCTCGCTGCCGCGCTTGAGTGGATCAACAAGTCAAGCACGGTCGAGCAGGCAAAGCACAAAGGCCGCACGGCGTACGCCAAGGCAGCAACACAAGCAGACCGCGACGCCATCACGGCAGCGGTCAATGATTTCGAACGCGCGGCAATGGCTGCGGCATAAGGGGATAGCAATGGCATCAGTAAATAAAGTAATCATCGTTGGGAACCTGGGCCGCGACCCTGAAATCCGCTACGCCCCGTCTGGTGATGCGGTGTGCAATGTCAGCATCGCCACCACGGATACGTGGAAAGACAAGCAGACCGGCGAGAAGAAAGAGGCCACCGAATGGCATCGCGTTGTGTTCTTCGGGAAGCTCGCTGAAATCGCCGGCCAGTACCTCAAGAAAGGCAGCGCGGTTTATGTCGAAGGAAGCCTGAAAACACGAAAATGGCAAGACACCAACGGCGTTGAGCGCTACACCACCGAGATTCGCGCCAATGTAATGCGGATGCTTGGCGGGCGTGACGGCGATTCGCACGACGAGCCTAGCCAGGCTGCGCCTCAGCGCCAGACACAAAAACCCGCCAGCGGCGGCATGGAGTTTGACGACGACATTCCTTTTTAGAGAGAGAGAGACATGAATATTTCACTCTACGAGCTGGCTGCGGAATTCCGAGAAACAGCCGCAACGCTGGCCGATATGGACCTGCCGCCAGAAGTGGTGGCTGACACACTCGAATCGATAAGTCTGCCAATCGAGCAGAAGGCAGGCCAGGTTGCCGCGTTTATCCGCAACCTTGAAGCAACAGCCGATCAGATCAAAGCCGCCGAGAAGCAGATGGCCGACAGACGCAAGGCGATGGAGAACCGCGCGGCCAGCGTCAAGGAATACTTGCGCACGAACATGGCTGCATGCGGCATGACGAAGATCGATCACCCGCTGTTCAAAATCTCGCTGCGTGATAACCCGGAATCGGTCGTGATCGACGACGAGCGGCAGATTCCGGTCGATTACCTGCGCCAGCCAGAGCCGCCAGCACCGACGCCCGACAAGACGCTGATTAAGCAGGCGATCAAAGACGGCTTTGACGTACCTGGCGCACACCTAGCACGCTCTCAGCGATTGGAGATTAAGTGATGAATTTCGCAGCCATTACAAGGCGGATTCGCAGGTGTGAGAGCGATGTTCCGGCGCAGATTGTTCTTGAGCACGTGATACGAGAAGCGGTGACAGCAGAGCGCGAGGCTTGCGCAGAACAATGCGCTGCGCTGCGGCTGGAATGGGGACGGATGAAGGTGGGCGCAACGGACGGGCGATACGACATGATGGAAGAGGCGGCGACCGTGTGTGAGGACGAGATTCGGGCGCGTGGCAATTTACAACCGAATTAGTAGGAATTGACATGACCTTCGCGGATTGGAAGAAGCACACAAAGAGTTTCCGACTTTTGCCGGAAGGATATAGGGCTATGGCCGAGCGCGTGGCGCAGGCAGCATACAAAGCCGGCGAGCGTGCCGGACGCAAACAGGTTGAACAGATAGCCGCGCAAAGCGCAGAACTGGCCGTGATGGTTGAGCGCGAAGCGTGCGCGAAGGTTTGCGATGTCCGCTACATTGGCGACAACAACAGAGAGGATATGGAAGCGCGGCGGTGTGCGGCTGCGATCCGGGATCGCACCGCAGCACTAGACGCGATGACAGAGGATGCCGAGCGCATGGGGATGGAGTATTAACACAGAAATCCAGGGGCGCC